ATGCCAAAACTCACCAAGTCCGTCGTCGATGCCGCAGAGGCGCGGGCCAAGCAGTGGACCGTTTGGTGCTCTGAACTCAAGGGATTCGGCGTCTGTGTCAATCCGTCCGGTGCCAAGTCCTACGTGGTCGATTATCGGACGAAAGATGGAAGCCGGCGCCGCATGACGATCGGTCGACACGGGGCCCTAAGCACCGAGAAGGCCCGCAAACTCGCCATCAGCACCCTCGGCAGCACCTTCCATGGCGAGGACCCGCAGCTCGAGCGTCGCACCCGACGCAAGTCACTTACGGTCGCAGAGCTCTGTGACCGCTATTTCGGCGCCGCCGAGAGGGGGTTGATCCTCGGTCGCCGTGGCCTCCCGAAGAAGGCGAGCACGCTCGCAATCGACAAGGGATTGGCGAACGCTCATATCAAGCCTGTGCTCGGCACAAAGCTGGTGATCGACCTGAGGCGATCGGATGTCGTCAAGTTCATTCGAGACGTGCAGGGCGGCCAGACGGCAAAAAAGCCGAAGCCTTCCGGAAAGCTCCGCGGTCGAACGCGGGCACTGGGTGGGCCAGCGACGGCTGCACGCTCAACTGCGGCGCTCGGAGCGATACTGTCGTACGCGGTCGCCGATGGCGTCATCGATGCCAACCCGACCTTCGGCGTCAAGAAGCCGGCGAGCCAGCGGCGCGAGCGTCGATTGAGCAAAGAAGAATATCGGGCATTTCAGTGGGCGCTCGTCGAAGCAGAAGCGGATGAGACCAAGCCATGGCAGGGCATCGCCATGCTTCGTTTTGCTGCGTTGACGGGGTGCCGGATCGGGGAGGTCGAGAACCTGCAATGGTCAGAAGTCGACTTCGATGCTCAGGTTATTCGCCTCAGCGACAGTAAGACCGGAAAATCGGTGAGGCCGCTACCGACTGTCGCGTCAGATATTCTTAAAGCCATCGAGCGGAGCGACAGCAATCCCTACGTCTTTCCGGCCGCGCGGCTTGAACGGCGGCCATTTGCCGGTGTCACCAGGTTTTACCGACATGTTTTCAAATCGGCTGGACTTGCTGGAGTGACCCCGCATGTCCTGCGTCACTCATTCGCAAGCGTCGGCGCAGATCTTGGCTTTGCGGATTCGACGATAGGGGCGTGCCTTGGGCACGTCGGAACGGGGATCACCTCAAGATATACGCATCGGCTGGACTCAGTATTGGTTGCTGCGGCGAATAAGATTGCTGGTGAGGTGAGCCTACAAATGACGGGACGAAGCGGCAGAGGCGATCGTCCTGAGGAAGTAGACTAATTATCGATAAATATTCCAAACGGATTTTAAGAGAGTCTCAGTCATTTCAAATTCGCGCTTTAGATCAGCAACATTCTTGCCGCCCACTTGATCTTCCATGATCTCAACAAGATGCTTCACTGCCACAAGATATCCCTCTAACGCCTTTAGTAATATTTTGGTCGGAAGCACTTTCTTTCGAATCAAACCATACAGTGCACGAAGCTCGATTATGTGAGTGAGAGTGGAGCTGCCCGCTTGATTTGCTAGGCTGCGAACGTTTGTCCGTTTTCCCGCGTCCGGAGCGCCCACGATAAGACTGCGTATGAATTCTTCATCGCTAATTTTCTCGTCTATAAATGTCTTTAGCCGTTCGATCGCACGGCTTACGAACATTAATTGACGATCTGCACCTTCAACAAGTGCATCATCAAAAAAGGACGCTTCGAGGCGCGCGACGATCTCGGCATTCATTGAGCGATTGTTCTTTTCTGCAGCAGCGGCAACACGTTCGCGAAGGTTTGCTGGCATCCTGAACGTGATGCGGACTTCAGCGTCGGCGGCCATCAGACTTCCCCAGTTTACCCAGGTCGATTAGCACCATTTTAGTGTCATGTCTTGACACCAGCATGGTGTCGACACTATAACGGTGTCATAGTTAATGGTTCGAGGCTTAAATGAGATGAGCCGAGTTGCGCTACAGTTACGCCTTCCCGCCGATGCCAAAGCCTTCATTGAGGCTGAGGCCCGGGAGAACGCCAGTTCCCAAAATTCCGAGATTGTTCGCGCCATTCGGGAGCGGATGAAAGCAAAAGGCGCGGTGCCCGTTGCAGCGGACCCGCGCCTTGAAACCAGCCAACCCTCGTGAGGAAAGCCGATGAAGAGGACGCACTATAGCACCGTGCCTGCCGCTGGGGCAACCGCGGTATCCAGTGACTCGCTAGCCCCCAGTGGATCGCTAGCATGTCATATCGACATGAACGCACTCCGGGCTCTGACGGTGAGCGAACTTCGGTCGTTGCGCGACGTGATGCATACCACTCAACAGATACTCTGTGGTTTCACTTGCCAACCGAGGTTCATAGTCGAAGGGGAGGACACGGCTAACGGTGCGGGCACTATTCTGGAAACCCTTTGCGACTGGCTCGCTGGTTATGAGCAAGCGGTGATCAACGTCGCTGAGGCAGCTACGCCGACTTCGGCGCTAGAAGAGGAATGGCGCAATTGGCTGTTGATCGGCTTCGCTGCCGATATGGCCGATGACCTCACCGATTTTGCGGTGATGGCAAGCAAAGCTGTGCAGAGCGTCAACAAAGTCCGATTCCGTGAGAAATACAACGCCCACCGAGGTGCGGCATGAGTACCCCGGACCTCGATAGCATTGAATCCAACGTCGGCCATCTGCATTGCCAGTTGAAAGTACTGGCGGATTTCATCCTTGATAACTGCGAGTTCGTCCGCGACGGCAAGCCTAACCTCGGAACGGAAACCGCGTTTTCGCTGGCTTGGATCGCTCGCAATCTCGCAGCGCAGATTGTTGCGGAGTTCGAAGCAATTCCTGGCAACCGCTCGGAGCTTGCCGCGAAACACTATGGGGATACAGCATGATCAGTCCCCGTCTCCGCCGCAAGGATGTGCCGGCCTATCTGGCCGAGAAACACGGCATTCCTATCGCTCTTGCCACGCTGAACAAGCTCGCCACCATCGGTGGCGGGCCTTTGATGCAGTATGTCGGCCGAATTCCACTCTATAGCACCGACGACCTTGATGCCTGGGCAGCCGAGCGGCTGTCCAAACCTGTCCGGTCAACTGCTGAACGAGGTGTAGCGTGAACAAAAGCGAAGAAATGCAGAAAGCGCGTGCCGACGATGCCAGCGTTTACGGCTTCGTCCTAATGCACCGGGCGCTAGCCCGTGCGGCCATATATCTGAGGGAGGAGCCGGCGGCGCTGCGTGTACTGTGTGTTGCTGTTGAGTACATGAACCAGGAAGGAGGGTGCCGAGTCGGTCAGGACACGATCGCGGCCCGCCTTGGCATTTCCCGGCAGGCCGTCAACAAGCATCTTGCCACCCTTGAGGACTGGGGGATCATCGAATCCATCCTTCCGAAAGGCGGGGTAACGAAACGGTATACGCTTGTCCTCGATGAGAAGCTCAAGCATGAGCGGTACGGGCAATTCAATGTCGACCAGAGACGAAAAAAGAAGCGTGAGAAAAAGAAGGCTCAGGTAGCAGCGCCATTGTCAGCGCCCGAGGCCACCTCCGGAGAGCCGGAAGATACTAACAAGCAACAAACCCCAGAAGTTGTTGACTCTGCGCCAGAGCCGACATCGCCTTCGAGCCAGTTCAGCGTGATCCAGGGTGGGGTTACTCAGCGCAGCCGAGACGACCTCGCGGAACTGGAGGGGATGTTCGGATGAGCATCAGCGTGAGCCACGGTCTGGCAGCAGAACGTGCAACCTCAGAAGTTGCAGGGGAGGTGCAACCTCAGAAGTTGCAGGGTGGGTGCAACCTAATAGGGTTGCACCGGGTGCAACCTCAGAAGTTGCAGGGGGTGCAACCTAATAGGGTTGCACCGGGTGCAACCTCAGAAGTTGCACGAAGAAACCTCTTAAGAAATCTCCTAAGAGATTTCTTTAAGAGAGGCGCCGCTGCGCGCCGCCGCTCCCTTGTGGTCGCGGCGCGCGCGCGGCTTGAAGTGGTGGCAGGAACCTCATGGTGGTTCGGCCATGCGTGAAATCTATCTCCACGCCAAGACGACCCGATCGCTGCGTCTGGCTGGTGAGGAGCTCGACGAGCTCTACTACGCGACGACCGAGCTGCCGACGCCGGAGATGCTTGGCTACGACGTGAACCGTCCGCTTTGGCGCGATGGCCTTTCGCTGCGGTGGCGCGTCAATGCCGAGATTGATGACGTTGTGGCGGAACTCAGGCCAGCGCTCGAGACCTTCGCGGATTGGGCTGTCACTGATCGTGAAGGCTGCCGCCGCTCGCCACGCGAGGAGCTGTTCGGAAACGGTCACGCCGAAAGCCCGTCACCGTTCTCTCAAATCTTCCTGGTGGATCGTCGGCGCCGTCCAGATGACCGAATGGCCGCGTTCAAGGACATACTGCCGGGAGCGGTGTCTTCCGAGTTGATGCTAACCGACGGCGCTGTCCTGTCGTTCGGCTCGCCGGAGCCGTGCGGCGTAACGCGTCGTCGAGCATTCGGCGCGCTCAAGCAAGTCGATGCGTGGGCAATCTGCGATGCCAGTGGCTGGTTTGTATCCGGCCCTGACATCGGTGTTGCGTGGATTGAGCAGCGAATGGAGGAACTCGATTGCGGAGCATTGAATGACTGACCACCGCGCTCACAGGAGGCGTTCTCGACGTCGTAAGAGCGACGCGGTTACCGCACAGGTCCGTATGCGCAACCCGATGGGGCTTGTCGAGCCAGCATCAAAGGATCATCGCGGCGACTGGTACGCACCAGGCGAGCCTCGGCAGCTTGTGACGATCGCCATTCGTGACGATCACTTGGCCCGGCTATGGGCTCGTCATCAGATCAGCGAGGTTTGCTTCCGCGCCGGGAGGTTGTTTCAGGCGCTTCTTGAGGCTGCGGAGATCGCGGGCGCCCGATCGGTCGACACGTCTCAAACCCCGGTCGATGGCGGTGGCGGTGTGCCCGAGATGATTTCTGACCGCAATCTTCGAGCTGTCAAACAACTGGCGGAGATCCGGACGAAGCTGGGAACGGAGGGCTACCGAATTTGCACCGACGTACTTGGTCGCCGAATGCGCATGGATGCCGTTGCGGTGGCGCGCGGTGATGGCTCGCGCGGAGCCGTTGAGTATTACGGCCGACGTCTGCGCGAGTGCCTTCAGACGCTGTCTTTTCACTTCCGACTCGCGGGGAAGTCTGCGGGTGGCAGCCGGCCGGTCAGGTCGGAGAACGCAGGGGTTCTATCGTGAGGATTATTTTGTTGCGTGGCGAGCGTGGGGCTTTGTTGTGTGGCGTTCGTGGTGTTCGCTGCGTGGTATTCGTTGCGTGGTGTTTGGCGGTCTTCATGTCCTTGTAGATGTCGGTGTCGCTCGAAAAGCTTAGCGTCGAAGTCGACCTTTTGGTGGATCGAACCAGGGCTCATATAGCGCGAGACGTGACCGTAGAGCCGGGAAAAGGTCAGAATGATCGATGATCGCGTGCGAGAGATCGCGCCCAGCAATGACCTAATCGCATTTGCAATCCAGGATTCACTTGGCGAGCGCTGCGCCAGCTTCGATCCTGATTGCTACACCTGCCGAGCCTGGCAGCAGTATGACCGCGCCGTCGCCTCACTTTTCGCGCTGCGCCAGTCAGCCGAGATCGAGGCGCGGAGTGTCATGCTTCGGCAGCCAAATTCGGGAGAATGCGAACTTGTTGTTTGCTCGAGCGCGGGCGTGCAGGTTTACAGGCTGACGTCGGATCAGGTGAGATTGCTTGCGGTCAGGTCTGTGTCAGCGGCATTCAATCTGACTGCATGCGCTACGCCGTCCGAAGAGAAGGTCTCATCCACACCGTCTGTGGACAGCGTGCGCGGGTAGCATTGGCACTTGACCCCGGGGGCAAAGTACCCCTAAATCACCACACTGCCGATTTGTGATTTGGTTCGACCCGCGCGGAGCAATCCGGTGCGGGTTTTGTTTTGCTACTGGATAGCGGAACTTCCTCGCTATATCCCGTGTTGCCTTGCCACATCCCTAGTGACGAGGACAAACCACATGAAATGCCTGGCCCTTACGCTGGCTCTGGCTACGGCGCTGGTCGTGCCAGCGCTGGCTCAGAACGCACCACCGGCGCCAACGGCGACAACAACTCACACTTACGTTGCCGCCAAGCCCTCGGACGTCCTGGCTCGGAGCCTTATCGGCTTGAACATCACCAACCCCAATCGCGAAACGATCGGTGAAATCGAGGACCTCCTTATCTCATCGGACGGGAAGTTCTCCGGTTACATCGTTTCGGTCGGCGGCTTTTTGGGAATGGGCGAGCGCTATGTTGTCGTCTCGCCTCCGTCGTTGCGGGTAAATTATTCTGAGAACGACAAGAAGTGGACCGCTGAAATGGATGCGACAAAGGACAACCTGAAGACGGCACCAGAGTTTAAATATGAAGGGAAGTGGGCGAAGTAGCCGAACGTGAAAACTGAAGAGCGAGCTCGGCCCGGTGTGGGGCCGAGCTCTTGTTCTTTAATAGCCGATCCACGGTGCGCCGTAATAGTCCGATACCATTCGGCTTCTTTCGCGGTCGTCCCAGTCCCAGTTACCTGAGTACTTCGGAGCATTTTCCAGCTGTTCTTTGGTCAGGTTCACTCGGTAGCCTCCGAGTTCGGTATCGTAGTTGAGCTGTTGGCATGGCAGGGGGTAGTGATCGTCGCCGATTCCGAGGAAGCCGCCGAAGCTTAAGATTGCGTAGGCGACTCGGCCGTCCGTCTTGCCGATCATGACACTCTCAATAGAGGCGATTTTTTCGCCATCCATTCCATAGACGTTGGTGCCATCGACTTTATCGCTCGCGATAAGGCCGGCTGTCTCTCGCGTTTCTGTCGCCATTTGGACCTCCTTAAAAGGGAGGTAACAACCGTGAGCTATCCAAGTTCCCCGCGCGCACTTAGCGTCGCAAAATAAGCCCGCCTTGCGGCGGGCTTACTTGCGTGGGACTAGCTCTGTCCGCCTTTGCGGCCGGCTTCGCTAGCTTTCTCTCGGTCGTTTGCGAAATTGCCAGGGTTGCCGCTTCCACCCTGCTGCCCATGCGAACCGCCGCCTTGCTGCTGCTGTCCGCCGTGGCTGTGGTGGCCACCTTTCTGGCCGGCCTCCGATGCGCGTTGAGGGTCGTTGGCAAAGTTACCTGATCCACCGCGTTGTTCCTGTGCCATTCTGCGTCCTCCGTTTTCGAGTGAGTATCGGTTGTCCAACGCGCGACGGGCGAGCTTAGTTGATGCAGGAACCGACTTTCTTGATAAATCCCAACACACGGAACCGGCTTCAACGTTTTGTTCAGTTGCAGCGCCCTGCGCGCTTGTGGAGCACTTGGTACAAGGGCAGCCGATGGCGACGCCTAAGGGCTGCTCAACTTGTTAAGCAGCCCTTGTGCGAGCGTTGTCTCGCTCAGGGTAAAGTCACTGCTGCAAACGTGGTGAACCACCGAAGGCCGCACAAAGGCGACTGGAGCCTATTCGTTGATCCCGCCAACTTTGAAAGCGTCTGCAAAGAGCACCATGACGCACTCATTCAGCGTGAGGAGGCGAGGGGCCATCTGATTGGATCGGATATCCATGGCAGGCCGGTAGACCCAGATCATCCGTGGAATTCCGTTTTGCGCCAGATAGCCAGGCTATAACTTCACACGCTCCAACGCCTTGGCCATCTTAGCTCGCCAGTCCTTCCCCGCTGCCATGAACTTCTCGATAGTGTCGGGAGATACGTGAAGGGTAACCGCCTCCTTGGGGCTCTCGACATTCGGACTGCTGCAGGTCTGCTGGATGTTGTCGTGCAGTTTCGGAGCGTCCTCATTGAAGGGGGAGCCCTTCGCAGTTTGCTTGTCGGTCGGTTCTGGGCGGTCTGCGGTCATATCAGGGGTCCTTTCCTTTCTTTTCGGCTTTCCGGTCGCATCGAGATTACAGCGATTGCCTCAGTGGAGATCGGCTACAAGACTACAGCGGGAACCTGCTGGTTGCCCAGCGGCCAATGAAATGGCGTTCTCTGGCCAGGAAGGCCGGGGCGCTTAAAGTCGGTTTCGAGAATTGTCGAATGAGTGCCACGGGGCTCCAAACTGACGAGTTTCGTTCTGTTCCGCTCGTTAGAATTTGAAGATTAAACGGCCGTTGTATGTGAAATCTCGGCCTGAAAAATGCGGCCCCTGTGAATTCCCGCTCGAAAAAATCCTGCCATGGGGTGAGGGGGAGGGCAAAAAGTTGCCTTGCATGGCCCATAAGCCTGCGGCCCCCCTCCGTTTTCGCCGAGACCAGTTTCAGAACAAAAAGTTGGGGCCATCCCCCGTAGGGGGATGAGGTGTCATGAACGTTATCGAAGGCAGCGGCGCGATCGTCCCGGAGCCGGATTGGGAATCCCTGTTCTCCGATCCGCTGGAGATCGAGGCCGCCCGCGAACACTGGCGCGTCATCACGATCGAGATGCGCGACCGGCAGTTGCTTGCTGCAGCGAATGGTCACTCGATTCAGCGCCTCGTCTGCGCCTACCTGATGTTCGACCGGATGTATCGGCAGGTCGCCGAGAACGGGGTTGTGACCAAGCCGCGCCGCGGCAACAGCAAGGCGATTGCGCGGATCAGCCCGTTTTTCACGGCGATGCGCGAGGCCGGCGCCGATGCGGCAACGCTGGAATCCGAGCTTGGCATTTCGCCGCGACGGCGCGGCTCGGCTGTGAAGGCAGAGCGGAAGCAGCGTCGGGAGCGTCCATCTGATGCGTATCTCGGCAAAGCCAGCGGCTAACGACCCGGCGACGCGCTACGCCTGCCAGGCGCTGGATGGAAAGATTGTCGCTGGCGAGTTGGTGAAGGCAGCGTGTGCCCGCCATCTCAAAGACCTCGACAGTGGTTCGGCGCGAGGCCTGCGCTTCGATGTGGGGAAGGCAAAGCACCATTGCGGGTTCTTCCCGGCGGTTCTGACTGTTACGGAAGGCTCAGCAGCCGGGAAGCCATTCAACCTATTGCCCTGGCACGCCTTCACGGTGGCATCGCTGTTCGGCTGGCAGCGAGCGGATGGGCTCAGGCGTTTTCGGATGGCCTGGCTGGAAACGGGTAAGGGGCAGGCAAAAGCTTTAGCACTCGATACACCCATACCGACGCCGACCGGCTGGACCACGATGGGAGAAATCCAGACCGGCGATGCTGTGCTGGACGAGAACGGCAAGCCGTGCCGGGTTCTGAAGGCCCATGAAATTCTGACGGATCGCGAGTGCTACCGCGTCACCTTCGATGACGGCTCTACGGTTGTCGCTGATGCTGGTCATCTGTGGCAGACGGAAATGCGCAAGTCCGGCAATGGTGGACACGGAGATGCAACCCGCAGGGTTCCTCTGGCGCAGCGGGGCAAATGGCGCAAAGGCATCCGAACGACGGCAGAGATTGCGGCGACGCTCCGCTATCGAAACGGCCAATACCTATCCGCAAATCATAGCGTCGCTCTCGCTGGCGCGCTCGATTTGCCGGAAGCGGGCTTGTCTATACCGCCGTATCTGCTTGGCTTCTGGCTTGGAGACGGGGACAGCGACTGTCCGCGCGTTACCATTTCCGACGCTGACGCAGCGGAGTCGATCGCGGCGCTCCGGTCTGCCGGGGCCATCGTCGGTGAGCGGAAAGGACAGGGCGACCGCGCTGGTCGTTATCGGATTGGAATTGAAGCGGCTAGTCGAACCGGGTTGCAGTCTCGGCTGAATCGCCTTGGCCTCATCCGAAACAAGCACATTCCGGCAATCTACCTGCGCGCATCGAGAGCGCAGCGGCTTGCTCTTTTGCAAGGCCTGATGGACACCGATGGCACCGTAAGCGGCGGCCAGTGTTCATTCTGCAACACGAACGAGGCGTTGACGAAGGGCGTTCATGAGCTTGCTCTGTCGCTCGGTCTTAAGGCCACACTGATCACAAAGCGGGCGACGCTCAACGGTCAGCATGTTGGCGCAAGCTATCATGTAAATTTCTACGCGTCGGGAACGCAGGTGTTCCGGCTGGCACGAAAGCAGGGGCGCGTTGCGCATGTTCACGGCCGCCGCCGTCTATCAGGTGACCGGAAGATCGTAGGATGCGAAAGGATCGCGCCGATCCCCGTCAGGTGTATTTCGGTGGATTCGCCGTCGCAAATGTTTCTGTGCGGCCAGAGCATGATCCCGACGCACAATAGCCCGCTAATGGCCGGTATCGGCATCGACATGATGGGCTTCGCCGCCAAGGAGCGGTCGGAGGTTTACGCGATCGCCGGCGACAAGGATCAGGCCAACGTTCTTTTCAAGGACGCAGTGGCGATGTGCCGCGCGAACCTGCCGGGTCGGGATGAGGATGAGTTTGAGTCGCTGGAAAGCCGCGGCGACGTCGTGATCCGCGGCACCGGTGACCATGCGTGGAAGATCGAGCACCCCGCGACCAGCTCGAAATTCATGTCGATGGCGTCGGTGGATTCCATTTCCGGTCCGCGGCCCTATGCGGTGCTGGCCGACGAGATCCATGAGTTCAAGACTGCTTACGCGCTGCAGATCTGGAAAGCGGCCATCGACAAGATGTCCGGCGACCCGCTGATGGTGCTAGGCACGAATACGCCGGCGTCAAACCAGATCGTTGGGACCGAATATTCGGAACTGTTTCAGAAAGTCGTGACCGACCAGGCCGAAGACGACAGTTTGTTCGGCTTCATCGCTCGCGTGGATAAAAACGATCGCGAGACCGTGTTCGATAACGAGGCGGTGTGGGAGAAGGCGCTGCCAGCGCTCGGTGTCACCTATCCGATCGACAATATCCGCAAAAGGGTTGCGACAGCCAAGTTGATGTTATCCGAGGCGCTGGCGACGAAGCGCCTCTATTTCGGCATCCCGGTCGGTACGGAAGGCTTCTGGACGACGCAGGAGGCGTGGGAAAGTTGTCTGGGCACATTTGACGAGGCCGATCTGCTTGGCGCGCCGTGCTGGCTCGGACTCGACCTGTCGAAGAAGAATGACCTGACGGCGCTGACGGCCTGCTGGCGCAAGGACGATAAGCTCTACGTCAAGACGTGGTACTTCACGACCAAGAGCGGCATCCATGATCGCGCGCGTGACGATAACGCGCCTTATGACCAATGGGCCGATCAAGGTTTCCTTGCGGCGGTGCCGGGCGCGACAATCGATTACGAGTTCGTCGCCAACAAGGTGAAGGGGCTGGTTGATGCCGGCCATGATGTGCGATTTCTAGCCTTCGATCCGGCGAAGATAGACGACTTCATCGACGCCTGCGGCCGTATCGACTTCGCGGTGTGGAAATTTGAGGGGCCGGACGAATCGGCCGGCGACGGCCTGATGCTGGTGCGGCACGGCCAGGGCACGCGCATCGTATTCGTCGAACGCGCGCTGTGCATGCCGAAGTCGATTGAGAAGCTGGAGGACGCCATCCTCAACGGCTCTATCATCATCGACAAGAATCCGGTGACGACGATGTGCGCGTCGAATGCAATCATCGTTGCGGACCCGATGAACAACCGGGCGTTCGATAAGCGCCGGAGCCGTGGCCGCATTGATGGCATGGTGTCGATCGCGCAGGCTGTCGGCGCCGCGCATAACGAGTTCGAGGCCGTCGAGCCGACCTCGCCGTGGGATGATCCTGCATTTTCGCTGGTGGGCGCATGAAAATCGGTTTCGAGATCAGCCGATCTGGCGGCGAAACGCGCGCCAGCATCGAAAATCCGACCGTTCCGGTGTCGCAGACGTCCGAGTTCATGGCGTTCTTCGGGCTGGAATCGGCGCAGCTGCCGAATGTCACGATCGACAGCGCGCTGACGGTGCCGGCTGTGGCCTGCGCAGTCGCGTTCCTGTCGCGCACTATGGCGACGCTGCCGATGCACGCCTACCGCGACACGAAGGGCGGGCCCATCCGTCTGACCGGGAAGACGGCTGTTACGATTCACGAAGCTCCCAACGAAATTATGGGGGCGGCGAAGTTCTGGCAGTATTTCTGGCAGCAGGTGTTTACCGGCGGGCGGGGGCTTGGGTGGATTGAGCGCAACGGCCCGCACATCGAGGCGCTTTGGCCGATGGATCCTCGCAGAACGACGGTCAAGCGCAGCGGCTTCGATCTGACATACAAGTTTGAGAACAAGGAATATCCCGCTGCCGACGTAATCGACATCCCGTTCATGTTGCGGGCCGATCAGGTCTCGCATTACGGTCCAATCAAGTTGGCGTCGAAGGCGATCCAGCTTGCGCTGGCGATGAACGACTACGGCAGTACGTTCTTTGCCGGCGGCGGTGTGCCGCCGCTGGCCCTGGTCGGGCCTCTCCCGACGGGCGCGGAGGCGGTAAAGCGAGCACTGGCAGACACGCAGCGAGCCATCGATACGGCGCGCGAAAGCGGCAAGCCGATTGTCACGATTCCGTCAGGTTACGAACTGAAGCCGATCGGCTTCGACCCCGAGAAGGGGCAAATGACCGAGGCGCGTCTCTATCAGGTGCAAGAGATTGGGCGTGCATGGCAGTTGCCGCCGGCCTTCCTGCAGGATCTGTCAAAGGGCACCTTCGCCAATGTCGAGCAGCAGGACTTGCATCTGGTCAAGCATTTGGTCGGCCAGTGGGCACGGCTGCTTGAGGACGAGTTGAATCTGAAGCTGTTCGGGCGATCCAAGGCTGGACGCTATGTCGAACTGAACCTCGACGGCCTGATGAGAGGCGACTTCAAGTCTCGGATTGAGGGCATTGCTCGAGCGATTCAGACCGCGCAGATGACGCCAAATGAGGGGCGCGCGTTGGAGAACCGGCCGAAACACATCAATCCGGCCGCAGACGAACTGCTTGTTCAAGGTGCGACGGTGGTGCTGGGGCAGCAGCCCGTGGCGGGCATTGGTCACAATGGCGGGCCTGCGCTCGACAATGGAGAAAAGAATGACGACGAAGCCTGATGGGGTGGAGCTGCGCTCGCTGGTTCGGCCGGTCGAATTTCGCGCGAATGAGAATGGCCCTGCGACGGTCGTCGGTTACGCGGCCATTTTCGGCGAAGTAGCCGACATTGGCGGTTATTTTCAGGAAGTAGTTTCGCGGGGGGCGTTTACGAGAACGCTGCGCACTGCGGATGTCAGGGCATACTTCGACCATGACCGCGGGCGCGTGCTGGGCCGAACGTCCTCCGGGACTTTGCGGCTTGGAGAGGATGACAAAGGACTTCGGGTTGAAATCGACCTTCCGGATACGTCGGATGGTCGTGACGTCACGACGCTTATCGAACGTGGTGACATTTCCGGGATGTCCATCGGCGTCGTTGTCTCAAGGCAGGAATGGGACGAAACCGCCGATCCGACAAAACGCACCATTTTGGAAGTCGATCTGTACGAAGTAAGCATTGTTTCGGAGCCTGCTTACGAAGGCACAAGCATCGCGCTTCGCTCGCTGGAGAACGCTCGCAAGGAGCGCCGCCAGCAGAATTTCAGCGCAGCCGCAAAGCGGATCGGCATGAAAATTTCCATCGACCTGCGCACGCGGGCGATGAGTAAAGCCTAGGCCCGCGCGCCGAAGCCCAATCCCACACCACTTCGTTGAAAGGATGAACCGATGAGCAATCGGATCAAGGAACTGCGCGAGAAGCAGACGACCATCGTTGCTGAGGCTCGCGAACGACTCGATCAGATCACGGCCGCGACCGACGAGACGCGCGCCAAGGAGTTGGAGACCCAGCACGACGCCGCAATGGCCGAGTACGATCGGCTTGAAAAGCAGATCGAGCGCGAAGAGCGGGTTGCCGCGGCCGAAAAGAAGGCCGAAGAGTCTCGCGCCAAGCAGCGGCCGATTCCGGCCGACGGCGAGGGGAGCGGCCAGGACGATGGCGACAAGATCGACTATCGCCACGCCTTCCACCGTTATGTGCAGGTGGCCGGCGACCTGTCGGCCCTGACCGCCGAGGAGCGCGCCGCGTTGCAGGGGGGCTCGGCGCCGAAGGAAATCCGCGCGCAGACCGTCGGTACGCCGGCGGCGGGCGGCTACACGGTCCCGACCGAACTGAGCAACCAGCTCATTCGGACCATGAAAATGTGGGGGCCGATGTACGACGAGGATATCTGCACGGTGATGAATACCGCCAGCGGCAATCCCATCGACATTCCGACCAACGACGACACGACGACGGCGGTTGCCCAGCACACCGAGGCTGGGGCTGTCACGGATGACGGCAGTGCTGATGCCGTCTTCGGCAAGAAGACTCTCAACGCCTACGCCTACGACACCAAGTGGGTGAAGTTTTCGTGGGAACTGGCGCAGGATTCAATCTTCAATTTTGAGACCCTTCTCGGCGACCTGCTCGGCCAGCGCCTCGGTCGCCGCGCCAACGCCGAGTTGACCACCGGTGACGGCACCGGCGATCCGAGCGGGATTGTCACCGGCTCCAGCCTTGGCAAGACCGCCACGGCGACGGCCGCGATCACGTATGACGAGGTGATTGACCTCGTGCATTCGGTCGATCCAGCCTATCGCCAGTCGCCGAAGGTGCGGTTCATGTTCAACGACAGCATCCTTGGCGCGCTGCGCAAGCTTAAGGACGCTGAAAACCGTTACATCTGGACCGCTGGCGACGTGCAGAACGGCGTGCCAGGCAGTATTCTCGGCTACCGCTACTCCATCAACCAGGCGATGGACTCGCTGGCGGCTGCCAAGAAGGTCATGCTGTTCGGCGACTTCGGCAAGTACTTCGTCCGCAAGGTCGGCGGCGTCGTGATGTTCGTCGCGCGCGAGCGGTTTGCGCCGGATATTGGCCTGTTGGGCCTGATCCGTCTCGATGGCAAGCTCGGCGACAATGCCGCGGTCAAGCATCTGATCACCGCCGCTACCTAAGCGGTCTGAGCGGGCGGCTTCGGCCGCCCGTTCCTTTCTAAGGAGATTGCCATGAAAATCAGGATGCTCGTCAGTATGGCCGGCGCAGACTTCGCGTTGTCTGTGGGCGACGAGACCGAGCGGTTCTCCAAAAGCGAGGCCATTCGGATGATCGAGGCGGGCTACGCCGTGCCAGCGCTCGCGGACGAGATCGAGACGACCGATGCGCACCCGGCGCAGGAAACCCGCCGCCGCGGCCGGCCGAGGAAAGACGATTGATGTGGTATCCGGCGTCTGTCGACACGCCACCCTCCGGCGAGCCGGTCACGGCTGCCGAGGTCAAGGCGCAAGCGATTGTCGATCATTCAGATGACGACGCGCTGATTGCCCGGCTGATCGAGGCAGCACGGTCCTATGTCGAGGCGTATTGCGGCATCCAGCTCGCCGAGCGCGTCCTGACGCTGCGTTGCGACAGCTTTGGCGATTTCGACCGACTGCCCGAGGCGCCCGTGCAGGAGATCGTCTCCATCGGATACGTCGATCCGGCCGGTGATGAGCAGACGCTATCTGATACGGTCTATGAGTTGCGGCAGTGCGGCGATGGCCTGGAAGCAGCAATCGTTCTGAAGGCGGGGCAACGCTGGCCAGCGATCCTGTCCCGGTCGCGCGTCACCGTCACGATGCTCGTTGGCTACGATACTGTCCCGGCGGCTATCAGACACGCGATGCTGCTGTGGATTGCTGACGCCTATGCAAAACGCGAAAATGATGCGCAGGGCGGTTGGACCGCTTTTGATGCTCTGCTGTGCAACTTCCGCCGGGGCGCGTGATGGCGGAAATCACCGCAGGCGATCTACGTTACAAGATCCACTGCCAAAAGCGGGTCCAGATCGACGACGGCGCCGGAAATACCGTCGGCGACTTCGCCACGCAATTCACGGTTCGCGCCGCTTACCGCCACCTGCGTGGCGGCGAAACCGTCATCGCCTCACGTCTCGAAAATAGGCATCCAATCATCATCACCGTGCGGGCGTCGAGCCAAACGCGCCAGCTCAATTCCGATTGGCGGCTAGTCGATGCGCATGATGGTACCGCGTGGGCCGTGCGCGACGTGACGTGCGAAACCGATCGGCAGTGGATCTCGTTGCTTTGTGAGCGCGGCGTGGCGGCCTGATGGCGACCAAGGCCAAATTTCGAGGGCGCGAGGCCGTCATGCTCAAGCTCAACCGCATGGTGCCCGATGCCGAGCGCGAGCTGGCGCAAACTCAGATGGAGGTTGCGCAGGAAGCGGCGCGCCGGATCGCTGCGCGGGCACCGCGCGGCGCGACCGGAGATTACGCGGGCAGTATCGAGGCCGACCGCATCGCCAACCGGCCCCGTCAGCAGCTGATCGGGCTTCGTGACTCGAAGGACAAGAACGCCACCGGGGTCTTTGCCAAATTCATCTGGCGCTTTCTTGAGTTTGGCACGGTGCATATGACGAAACGTCCACATATTTTCCCGACGTGGCGGGCCTATCGCAAGGTAGCGCGCCGTAAGTTGGCGGCAGCGGTCAACAAGGCCGTGAAACGGGCGAAGTCCTGATGGCATCACCGTCCTATGAATTGCAGGGAGCCATCGTGACGCGACTGAAGGCGGATGACGCCGTCGTGGCGCTGGTTGGTGAACGTGTCTATGACCATGTGCCGCGAGGCAGCAATGGCGCGGTGACAGCAGATTTTCCCTTCGTGGGAATCGCCGACAGCGACGAACTGCAGGATGACGTGCAGTGCCTTGCCGGCGTCGAGATCGCATTCAATTTGGACGTCTGGTCGCGAAAGCCCGGATTCGTTGAAACCAGGCAGATTGCTCATGCGATCGTTTCGTCACTGCACAATTGGGATGCGCCGCTCCCGACGAACCGGCTGGTCACGCTCCAGCATCGCCAGACGCGGGTATTTCGGGACCCGGACGGCCTGACGAGTCATGGCGTGATCGAGCTGGTCGCGCACGTCACCGAGTAGTTCGCACACAAATTCTCAGTCTATCAGCCCTGCACGCTGCGGGGCCTTTGTCATGAAAGGATGACGAAAATGGCGAAGGAAAAAGGCCGTCTGTTGCTGTTTAAGATCGGCAACGCGGGAGAGTACGATAACCTTTGCGGGCTGAAGACGCGTAGCTTCAACCTGTCGGCCAATGAGGTCGATACGACGACGCCCGACTGCGAGAATCCGGGTGGCCCCGTTCAGAAGACGGCGGAGCCGGGCATCGTGAATCGATCGTTCGCAGGGTCCGGCACGTTCATTTCGGGCGAGGTCGCCGCGCGGTTGATGTCGCACGTCCGGGCGGGTTCGATCTTCGATGGGCAGGCCGTTGTGCCTGGCGACGGTACCTATACCGGGCCATGGATGGTGTCGGACTTCGAGTACTCGGGCGAGATGGAAGGAACGCTGGAGTTCTCAGGTACATTCACCGCTGCCGGGCCGCTGATCTTCACGCCGGAGGCCGGAGCGCCCGCCAATACCTTGCTGCCGTCGATTGCCGGTATCGCCCAGGAAGGCCAGACGCTCACGGTGCGCACGGGCACCTGGTCGGGCTCTCCCGTCTTCACCTATCAGTGGAAACTGGATGGCGCGAACATCGCCGGCGCGACCAGTCAGACCTATGAGGTGGTCGTCGGCGACGTCGGCAAGACCATCACCGTGGCGGTCACCGGCACCAACAGTTCCGGCAACGTAACCGTCAGCTCGGGTGGCACCGCCGACGTGATCGCGGCTTAAGCCATGGGTTTGCCAGTCAACGAGGCGCGGGGCGAGGCGCCTTTGTCCGTCGGGTCGGTCGATCTGGTGATTGCGGCCGAGATGAGCCGTCTGTCGGCCGTCTCGACCGCGATTGGGTGCAAGTCCTTTACTGACCTCTATCAGCGCCTGCTCGGCGTCGAGGTCGCGGCAACTTTGGCGGCGGTGCAGCATCTGGCCGTCAAGGGCGACGGTGAGCGTGCGGCGAAAGAGCTATCACTGAGCGACTTTCCGGCGTGCGCCAAGGCGTTCGCTGCGGCGCTCAGTCATCACCTGAAGGTCAGCGAGGGAAAAGCCGAAGCCGTCGAGGAAGGCGCGGCGGCGCCGGTGACGATGAGCCCTTCCCATTCATCGACTGGCTGAAATCGGCAGTCGGCCCGCTGGGCTGGCGGCCGGCCGAGTTCTGGTCTGCGACGGTGACGGAGTTTTTCGCAGCGGTGGATGCGTTCCACGAAATGCATCCGGACGTGTTGAAGACCGAAGCGCCGGACGATGACGAGATGGCGAAGCTGCTGGAGAGATATGGCTGATGGCTGACGACCTCGAGCAGATGGTCCTCTCGATTTCAGCGGACACGCGCCAGATCATGCGTGCGCTGAAAAAGCTGGAGGCGGACAGCGGCGCCAGCACCAAGAAGATCGAGAAGCAGTTCGACGATCTTGGCAAAAAGGTCGACGGGACTTTCGCCGGTCTCGGAAAGCGGGTGTCTGCCGGGCTCGCGGGTGCGTTTTCGATCCGGGAGGCGCAACGGCTGATCGATTCCGCGACGCGCATCGACAACGCGTTGAAGGTCGCGGGCCTCTCCGGCGAAGAACTGTCGAAGGTCTATGACGGTTTGTTCCGTTCGGCCCAAAAGAACGCGGCACCGCTTGAGGCGCTGGTAACGCTCTATGGGCGTGCCGCGATGGTGCAGAAGGACCTCGGGGTGTCTACCGAGGAACTGCTGCGTTTCACCGACAATATCTCGACGGCACTTCGTGTCTCGGGGCGGTCGGCTCAGGAATCGTCAGGCGCATTGCTGCAGCTATCGCAGGCCCTGGGCTCAGGCGTCGTTCGTGCGCAAGAGTTCAATTCGATGCTGGAAGGCGCACTGCCGATCGTGCAGGCGGCTGCCGCCGGTATCGAGGAGGCGGGGGGTTCGGTGTCGAAGCTGCGCCAGCTCGTGAACGACGGAAAGGTGTCGTCCGCCGCGTTCTTCCGCGGCTTCGAGGCTGGCGCGGTTTTGCTCAATACGCAGGTGGCGGGCGCGTCGCTGACCGTCGCGCAGGGGTTTGAACGCCTTCAGAATGCGGCGGTCGACGCCGCCAAGCGCATTAACGAGACGACCGGGGCAAGCCGGTCGGCCACGGATATCCTCGATACGCTCGCGTTTGTGGTCATGAAGTTGGCCGGCGCGTTCGAACAGCTTGGGAAATCGCGCGGCGGTACCGACAGGATCGATGAGCTGGGCGCGGCGGCGCGGAATCTCTGGAACGACCCGTCGTTTCAGAATTTGTATGAATTTCTTTTCGACGCTTCGAAATCGCCTGCAAAGTCCGCAGCGCGCGATGCGATCGATGCGCGGGTCCAGGGTATCGAGGCCCTGGCCGACGCGATGCGCAAGGCCAATGTCGAGGTGACGGCGGCGAAGAAGGCGACCGGAGCGAGCAAGTTCGACGACGCCTTCGCCGCTTTTTCCTCGAAGAAGATCAGCCTCAATGACTTCGCTGTTCCCGACAAGGACAAAGACAAGAAAAATACGGTTGGCGTCGATTCCTTTGAGCGTGCCGTAGCCGCCGCGCAAAAGCGGATCGAGGTGCAGAAGGCAGAAACCGCGGTCATCGACCAGGGTGTTGCGGCGCGCGAGCGCGCCAAGCTGGTCGCTGAACTGGAGACTGCGGCCAAGGCTGCGAATACCGCCGCCGGCATGAAGAATGCGGAGGTGACCGCCCAGCAGCGCGCCACGATTGATCAAATGGCCGATGCGATGTTTCGGTCGGCGCAGGCTGCGGAGGCTGCAAATTCTCCCTTGCGGGCATTCGCACGCGAGGCGGCCGACACGAACAAGCAGCTTGAGAATGCAGCCGTGTCCGGGTTGCGGGAATTCGAGGACTCCCTGATGTCCGTCATCGATGGGTCGAAAAGTGCAGAAGATGCCTTCCGACAGATGACGGCGTCGATCCTCAACGATATTGCGCGCATCATTCTGCGCGCGACGGTTCTGGGGCCGATTGCCAAGGGGATGAGCGGCCTGTTTGGCTTCTCGGAAGGCGGCCCGGTGCCCGGCTTCGATGCTGGCGGATTTACCGGCGTCGGCGGCAAATATCAGCCGGCTGGCGTCGTCCACAAAGGCGAGTATGTGTTCGACGCTGACGCGACACGCCGGATTGGCGTGCCGAATCTCGAGCGGCTGCGGCGCAGCTTCGCCACCGGCGGCTATGTCGGCAATACGCCGTCGATCGTGCCGAGCGGCGCCGTCAGCATCAGCTACAGCCCTGTCTATAACGTCGCGCAGGGAGCAGACCCGAAAGCGATCGACGAATTGCGCCGGGCGCAGGCGGAGGACCGGGCTGCGTTCAAGGTCCGGGCCGTGCAGGCGATCAAGGAAGCGCAGTCGCGGCGGGGGATGTGATGGCGATCATTTATCCCCTCGACATCCTCGCCGGCTTCCCCGGCACCACCACGCGCTTTGAGTTGCAATACCTGCAGGAGGTTTCACCACTGCGCGGAGGCCGTCAGGTAGTCGCCGATCTGGGGCCGGCGTTGTGGGCGATGGACGTCAGAAGCCGCTCGCTGCAACCGAACGAATTGAAAGCGTGGAAGGCGCGGTTGGCGGCGCTGGAGAATGGCGGGCGGCAGCTCATCGGCTACGACATGACCGCGTGCTACCCGATAGCCTATCCGCGCGGTTCGTGGCCGACGGGCGGCGAGTTCGATGGCCTCGCCAGCCTGCGGTCAGTCACCGGCAGTAAGACCGTGACACTTGGCGGTTTGCTTGAAGGCTACAAGGTTTCGACGGGCGACTATATTTCGTTCGGATATGGCGGTAACCGCGCGCTGCACCAGGCGATGGAAGATGCCGTTGCCGACGAGTTCGGTGTCAGCTCTGCTTTCGAGGTCCGGCCCTATATCCGCCCAGGCTATGTGCTCGACGTCGACGTCGCTCTGACCAGGCCGCACGCGGTGATGCTGATCGTGCCCGGCAGCGTGTCGGCGCCATCGGCGCCAGATACCGGCCGCGGCACAGTTTCCTTTTCAGCAATCCAGACGCTCTGATGCTTGCTTTCACCCAACCGCAGCTCGACGCGCTGGCGCATTGGCGCGTGGTGCGCCGCACCTTCATCTGGTGCGAGGCGCGCAACCCGGAGACCGGCTTGGCCGATCCGGCCGGTTTCTGGGATGACGCCGGCACGATCGAGCATGAGGGGCGGACCTATCACGGCTACGGCACCGTCGCGCGCGTCTCGACGCTGACGGCGACCGCC